TGCGGATGCTTGGGTAGCCGCAGCATATACGATAGCAACTACTACATATAACGGAGTTAATTACGTTGCGCCTGTTCGGTATTATCAATATTATTGCAACGGGTTAACAGTTGATAACGTACAAGTATTATCTTTGCCTTGGGCGGAACGTATAGGGGCTTTTCAAGTTAGATGCGGTGGCGTATCTGTTGAAAGTGGGCTGACTGATAGATATAGTGGCGGTGCTTCAATTACTAATTGCACGTTTATTCTTGACAATGATGATTCATCTTTAGGAGGTGTATTTGATGTAGGTATTCGGTCATCTATGTCAGGCCATCTTCGCATTTCAAATAACAGTTTTCATGCTTGGAGTGATAGAGCTGCGGTATGTATTTATACAGAAGGCGCAGAGGGTACAGGTGCATCTGAATATACAGTAACAGCAAATATTGTAGCTAAAAACTTATGCGGCCCATTCTTGCAAATAATTAATGGGAATAATACAAGTATTGCTACTAGAACAATTAAGAGCATGACTGTTACGGGAAATATTGTTAAAGGGTGGGGAAGTGATGGGGCGGTTTCTATATATACTGTAGGGCTAACTCATTATGGGGTAGAGTATTTAATTATATCAAATAATATATTTGATGGAACTTACTCTGTAGGCGCAATTAATGGTACTGCCGTTGATGTACATGGCAGCACATCATCAGATTCTGTTGTTGTTAGTAATAATGTAATTAAAGGTGCGGCAACGCCTGTTCAAACTGGTACTTCAAGCAAAATAATCACGGATAATGTATATGTAAATAATACTGGGAATGGTACTTTTGGTAACTACTTAACAAATAATTATATTGCGCTTTCTACTTTTACCGCAGCCCAAAACGTAACAATGACTATTGTGGCAGGATATTACAATGAGTATCAATATATAGAGTATTCTGCGGCAGGGGCGATAGTTACAGTATTGTCTGGCATTGCAAATAGTGGAACAGGAACAATTAGAGTAGTAGGCGCAGGAAATACAGGGCAGTTATTTTATAAGCAAATTGCTAATATTAAATAGAATAAAAAATAATGTTTTTTAAATTAAGGGTTAAAAATGGCGACTAGATATTGGGTTGGTGGTACAGGAACTTGGGATGCGTCTAGCACCACTAATTGGTCTGCAACTACTGGTGGAGCTGGTGGAGCGTCTGCGCCTGGTGCATTAGATAGCGTAATTTTTGATTCAGCTTCAGGTACAGGAACTTGTACAACTGCCGCAAGCGCGGTTTGTACTAACGCAACATTAAATAGCGCAACGCTTTTATTAACTTTAGGCGCAAATCTTACCGTATCAACGCGATTTACGCTAACTAGCGGCACTTTAACCTTTACAGGGAATAGCGGTAATTGGACATTAACTACAGGAATATTTGATTCTGCGACAACTAATGTTAGATTAATGGCTTTTGGTACAGGAAATATTATTCTAACTGGAAATGGGGCCACAATATTTAACCTTACTAATACAAATTGCACTTTTACTGGAACTCCCGTAGTAAATTGCACTTATTCAGGTTCAACTGGAACAAGGTTAGTACAAGGTGGATTAGGATACATAAGTTTTAATGTAACCGCAGGAACAGACATTTTTTCTTTAGGTGGCGGTAATGGGTATTACAATGTTGATTTTACGGGGTTTAGTGGCACATTAGCTAATTCAGGTACATATATTGGAGGTAATTTAACAATTAGTACAGGGATGACTTTAACGGCTGGCGCAAATAGTTTGTTTTTTCAAAATTTTGTTGGCGCAACAGGAAGAACACAGCAAGTTACTACCAACGGTAAAACATTTGATTTTCCTGTTACTGTAACTAATGTAGGTAACACCGTTCAGCTACAAGACAACCTGACGATGGGGGCTACTCGTTTAATTACGCTAACCTCAGGTACTTTAGACTTAAAAAATAATGTTTTAACCGCAGGATTCTTAAGCTCAACAAATACAAATACGCGGTCAATACTTTTTGGGACGGGAAATATTACTGTAACAGGTTCAGGCACAACTGTTTGTGCTATGAACACAATGACAGGGTTTACCTACACAGGCACACCAACAATTAACTTTACGTATTCTGGTAGCACAGGTACTAGAACACTTCGCGTAGGAAATGCTGGTGGCGCAACAGAAATCAACTCATTTAACATCAATTTCTCTGCTGGTAGCTATATTATTGATTTTGCTTCATTTGCTAAAAATCTTAATTACACAGGCTTTAGCGGATCTTTAACAGTACAAGGAATTACTGTATACGGAAACTTAACGTACTCGACTGGTATGACTAACCCTAGTGGCGTCGGTGCAACAACTTTAGCTGGTACTAGTGGAACTCAACAAATTACGACAAATGGTAAAACGCTTGATATTCCTTTTATATTTAATGGTATTGGCGGTACATTTGCATTTCAAGATGCGTTAACACAAGGCTCTACAAGAGCGTTTACTATTACTAATGGTACGGTTCAATTAAAAGCCAGTGCGACAACTACTGTAGGCGCTTTTGCTACATCAGGTACAAATCAGAAGTATTTGCAGTCAACTACACCTGGCACACAAGCTACATTGTCTCAAGCATCAGGTACAGTAAACGCAACTTATTTATCCATTAAAGATATAGTTGCTACGGGCGGGGCTACATGGAACGCATTATGGAGCAGTAATAACGTCGATGAAGGAAACAATAGCGGGTGGGTTTTTGGGGATCCTCCGATTATTAGTGCTGTAGAATATACGTATGCACTTAGATCATTCACCCAACCAAGGAGATTTTAACATGTCAATGAATTTAAAGGCCGTAACATCATGTATGGGCTACCAACAAGTTACATCACTTAGCTCTGCTGCTGGATTAACCGTCCCGCAAACAACGCCAGGTGGTTTAGCTGAAAAACCAGTGTTTGCTTTAATCGTTGCTGAAGGAGCAGCCGTAAGATGGCGTGATGATGGCACAGCGCCAACAGCTTCTGTAGGTATGCCTCTTGCTATCGGCGTTCCTTTGCAATATGATGGTGACTTAAACAAGATTCAATTTATACAGCAAGCAGCTACTGCTAAAATTAACATTAGCTATTATCTATAGCTTCACAAACTGTACTGGTACAGCTTACCTGGGTTTCTAAGGAAACAAAATGAGTGATAATCAAGAAGTAGAAGTATTAGCGGAAGTACCCGCGCCAGCCGAAGAAGTTACGACAGCTTCTGAAACTGTAGCAAATGAAGTAGAAGTGTCGGAAGAAAAGCCAGCAGAAGCAAGCAAGACATTCTCGCAAGAGGAACTTGATGCTGCGATTGGCAAACGCTTGGCAAGAGAACAGCGTAAATGGGAAAGAGAACGTGCTGCACAGGTTTCAACACCTGCGACGCCTAGAGACCTCCCCGCGCCTGAGCAATTTGAATCAGTAGAAGCATACGCCGACGCATTGGCCATGCAAAAAGCTGAACAACTGCTTGAGCAAAGAGAGCAACAAAGGCAACAGCGTGATATCTTAGAGACCTACCACGACAGAGAAGAAGAAGCCCGTGCTAAGTATGATGACTTCGAGCAAGTTGCATACAACCCCAGTGTACCTATTACTGACGTGATGGCCCAATCCATTCAAACATCTGATGTTGGCCCCGAACTGGCTTATTACCTAGGGACTAATATTAAGGAAGCTGACCGGATTGCTCGATTAGCGCCAATCTTACAAGCTAAAGAAATTGGCCGACTTGAAGCTAAAATTGCTAACGAGCCGGTGATTAAGAAAACAACTAGCGCACCTGCGCCTATTTCGCCTGTCACGGCTAAAGGTAACGGTTCACCAGCGTACGACACGACTGACCCTAGGTCAATGAAGTCAATGTCTACGTCTGATTGGATTGCTGCTGAAAGAGCTAGACAAGCTAAGGCATGGGAAGCGAAAAACCGCTAACTTTTAATAAGGAAACATCATGTCAAACTCAATCTTAACCATTGATATGATCACTCGTAAAGCCCTAGAAATCCTAGAGAATAACCTTGTGATCACACGTAACGTAAATCGTCAATACGACGATTCTTTTGCCGTTGAAGGCGCTAAAATTGGTTCTACATTGCGTATCCGTTTACCGGATCGTGCTTTAGTAACTGACGGCGCGGCTTTACAAGTGCAAGATGATAACGAGCAATTTACAACATTGACCGTTGCATCACAAAAACACATTGGCGTTAACTTCACCTCAGCCGAATTAACAATGCAATTAGACGATTTTGCAGAACGTGTATTGAAACCACGTATCTCACAATTGGCTTCTAGCGTTGATGCTGACGTTGCTAACTCATACAAATCAATCTACAACTCAGTAGGTACTCCAGGCACTACACCATCAACTTCATTAGTATTGTTGCAAGCTCAACAAAAACTAAACGAAGGCGCTGCTGTTATGTCTCCACGTTACGCAACTGTTAACCCAGCTGCCAACGCGGGCCTAGTTGAAGGTATGAAAGGTTTGTTCAACCCAACTGACACTGTTTCACGTCAATTCCGTAACGGTATGATGGGCATGGGCGTATTAGGCTTCGAAGAAGTTAATATGTCTCAATCTATCAAACAACACACCACTGGTACACGTTCTACTAGCGATACTATCTTAGTAAATGGCACAATCACTACTGAAGGCCAATCTACTATCAGCATCGACGGCGGTACAGGTTCAGCTACAGTTACTGTAGGTGATGTGTTCACTGTTGCTAACGTGTATGCAGTTAACCCACAAACTCGTGAGTCAACTGGTTCATTACAACAATTCACTGTAACTGCTGCTAACACTGCTTCAGGTGGCGCTTGGACTAACATCGCTGTTTCACCAGCTATGTACACTCCAAACAACGCTTTGGCAACTATCAACGCCTTCCCACAAGACGGCGCAGCTATTACCTTTGTTGGTGCAGCTTCTACTCAATACGCTCAAAACTTGGTATACCACAAAGATGCAATCACTTTTGCGACTGCTGACTTGTTGTTACCACAAGGCGTTGACATGGCTTCACGTCAAGTACACAACGGTATCTCTTTACGTGTTGTCCGTCAGTACGACATCAACAACGACCGCTTACCTTGCCGTATTGACGTTCTATATGGCTATAGCGCTGTTCGTCCACAAATGGCTGCCCGTATTTGGGGTTAGTCTAGGTAATCCCCACTTCGGTGGGGGTTTCAAAATCTATTAAGAAAAGGAAAATATCATGGCAATTCCAAATGGTGCAGGTGGTTATCAATTAGGCGACGGTAACGTCGGCGAAGCTCAGTTAAGTGTTCAAGGCGCTCCAACGCTATTGTCCGCAGACGTAACACTTACCGCAGCGCAAATATCTAACGGCTTATTTACAGTAGATCCAGCAGCGGATATTACCGCTACATTACCTACCGTAGCTTTGCTTGAAGCTGACGTTAACAGTGCTAAAGTTAACACTTCTTTAGATTTCGCTGTAGTAAACATAGACGCAGGTTTTCAAGTTACTTTTGCAGTAGGTACTGGTTGGTCTATCGTGGGTAGTGCAATTGTTCTTGAAGCTACTTCAGGTCAATTCCGCGCACGTAAGACTAGCGATACAACATGGACTTTGTACCGCATAGCTTAACGTAATACCTCCGCCCTTCGGGGCGGACTTTTTATAAAGGATATACTATGTCTAATACCAAAGCTACAGGGGTCGCCTACTTAGATCCTGAGTTTAGCACTTGTTATGCTACTGAAGAAATTGGCTACGCTCCAGAAGCACAAGGTGCAGTTACTCAACTTACAAGTAAATCAACAGGCGTAACTCTAAATAAATCAGCAGGTCAAATCACAATGAACGGCGCGTCATTAGGCGCAGGCACTACTGTATTATTTACTTTGACTAACAATACATTATCAGCTAAAGATGTATTGATTGTAAACGTAGGTTCAGGTGGTACTAGCGGCGCTTATTGGCCGTATGTTGCTAACGTAGGCGCAGGTACAGCTGTAATTGGTGTATACAACAACACTGCTGGCCCTTTGTCTCAAGCAATTGTTCTTAATTTTGCAGTTATTCATAATGCTTAGTTAAATAAGGGCTTCGGCCCTTATTTACAGGAAAACACATGCCGACCATATATTTACGACACCCTGTTCATGGTACTAAAGTAGCTACTATGACGGAAGAAGCAGAAGCGGATGCACAAAACGGATGGATAGAGTATAATCCTGATACGCCAGCTAAAATTGTAGCTGAAGCGGCTCCCGTCAATACGCTGGATGTCAAACGACGTAGAAAAGAATAAGGAGCCGTATTATGGCCACTACCGCAGGCGATCAAATTAATGGAGCGTTACGATTACTCGGCATCTTAGCCGAAGGCGAAACTCCATCTGCCGCAACATCACAAGACGCATTAGTTGCGTTAAATCAAATGATTGATAGCTGGAACACTGAGCGTTTAGCCGTGTTCTCAACTCAAGACCAAGTGTTTAGCTGGCCACCTAACGTATTGTCAAGAACGCTAGGGCCATCAGGTGATTTTCAAGGCCTTCGTCCAATATTGTTAGACGACTCCACATATTTCAGAGATCCATCAAGCGGTATATCTTACGGCATTAAATTTATTAACCAACAACAATACAATGGTATTGCGGTTAAGACAGTGACGTCTACCTACCCACAAGTGATATGGGTAAACATGACTTACCCTGACGTTGAAATGTATATTTATCCTAAGCCTACAAAAGTCCTAGAGTGGCACTTTGTATCCGTAGAAGAATTAACCCAGCCTGCTACTTTGGCAACTAACTTGCATTTTCCTCCAGGCTATTTACGCGCGTTTAAATATAACCTAGCTTGTGAGATTGCGCCTGAGTTTGGCGTAGAGCCTTCTCCTACTGTGTCACGCATTGCGATGGCATCTAAACGTAACTTGAAACGCATCAATAACCCTGACGATATTATGAGCTTGCCGTACAGTATTGTAGGCACTCGTCAACGCTATAATATCTTTGCTGGTAACTACTAAGGACTATCATGGCTAATGTAACCATTACAGAATTACCGTCAACCACCTCGACTACAAATGCCGATGTGTTACCTTTTGTTCAAAGTGGCGTAACGAAACAAATTTCAGTCGCTAACTTCTTTACTAATGTGTCGTTATCAGCGCCAGCATTAGGGACGCCAACTTCAGGCACGTTAACTAACTGTACCAATTTACCTATCTCATCCGGCGTTTCAGGATTAGGCTCAGGTATTGCCACGTTCCTTTCAACGCCTTCTAGCGCAAATCTGCGCACCGCTGTAACCGATGAAACCGGTACAGGCGCATTAGTATTTGCTACAAGCCCTACTTTAGTAACACCTACATTGGGTGTAGCTACTGCAACAAGCATTAATAAAGTAACAGTTACAGCACCAGCCACAAGCGCAGTATTAACTATTGCTGATGGAAAAACATTGACTGTAAACAACAGCATTACTTTTGCTGGTACTGATGCTACTACAATGACGCTACCTAGCACAAATGCTACGTTAGCTAGAACAGATGCAGCGCAGACGTTTACGGGCGATCAAACTTTTGACAATATTATAGGCACTATTCAATCATTAAGCGGTGCTGGTGCAGTTAACATTACTCAACTATCAACTGCATTTACTTCTACTGCTACGGGCAACGCTTTAACTTTAGCTAATGGCGTTGTAGGTGAACTTAAAACAATCGTATATGTTGCTGAAGCAGCAGGCGCAGACACCGGCATATTAACGCCTACTACGCGCGTAGGGTACGCAACCATTACTTTTACTAACGTAGGTGACTCAGTAACGCTTCAATACTTTACGCAAGGTTGGGCAGTTATTGGTGTTCGCGGTGCTACGGTAGCATAATTATGAAAACGCCAATCTTAGGTCAATCTTATGTAGCTAGGTCAATTAACGCCGCGGACAACCGCATGGTTAACTTGTTTCCAGAAGCTACGCCTGAAAACGGTCTTGAGATAGGTTATCTCAATCGTGCGCCTGGGCTAGACAAATTAGTAACAATTGGCTCAGGCCCCATCCGTGGGCTTTGGGCGCATCAAACCAATGGCGCCGATGCGTACTGCGTATCAGGCACTGAGTTTTATAAGATTTATCCTGATTATACTTACGTAAAACTAGGCGATGTTGCAGGGTCAGGCCCTGTTACGTTTGCTGATAACGGTATACAAATCTTTATCGCAGCCAACCCTAACGGGTACATATACAATGAAGTCACTAACGTATTTGCACAAATAACAGACCCTGACTTTACCGGTGCAGCCACTGTTACGTATCTTGATGGATACTTTGTATACAATGAGCCTGACAGCCAAAAGATATGGATTACACAATTACTAGATGGTACATCCGTCGATCCGTTAGATTTTGCCAGTGCCGAAGGTTCGCCTGACGGCGTTGTAGCCGTTAACTCTATCCACCGTGAGCTATGGGTATTCGGTACGGACACGACAGAGGTTTGGTATGACTCCGGTGCTACCGACTTCCCGTTGATACCAATTCAAGGTGCGTTTAACGAGACAGGTTGTATCGCACCTTATTCTGTAGCAAAGCTAGATAACTCATTGTTTTGGTTAGGCAACGACCCGCGCGGCTTCGGTGTTATTTACAGGTCTAACGGCTATGCATCGCAACGCGTGTCTACGCATGCTATCGAATACGCTATCCAAGGCTACGGCAACATATCAGACGCTGTAGCTTACACATACCAACAAGAAGGTCATGCGTTTTACGTTATATCGTTCCCTACTGGAAATGCTACATGGGTGTTTGATGTCGCTACTGGCGCTTGGCATGAACGTGCTTATTTAACTAATGGTGAGTTCACCCGTCATCGTTCAAATTGTCAGTGCAACTTCCAATCTACAACACTTGTAGGCGATTACGAGAACGGTAACATCTACAAGTTTGATTTAGATGTATATGCAGATAACAACAATCCTCAAAAATGGCTACGCTCATGGAGAGCGCTGCCTAGCGGTCAGAACAACTTAAAACGTACTGCTCAACACAGTCTTCAGTTAGAGATTGAGTCAGGCGTAGGCTTGAACGGTATTGACCCGTTTGACCCGCTAACAGGCGTGTTAGCCACAGAGTCCAACAACGACCTTACTACTGAGTCAGGCGATTTTATATTAGTTTCTGTGTATACAGTAGAAGGCGCTAATCCTGAGATTATGTTGCGCTGGGCTGATGATGGCGGTCACACTTGGTCTAACGAGCATTGGGTATCAATGGGTAGAATTGGTCAATACGGCTTCCGTAGTATTTGGCGTCGTCTTGGCATGACACAAAAGCTACGTGACCGCGTGTACGAAGTGTCAGGCACTGACCCAGTTAAAATAGCTATTATGGGCGCTGAGTTAGTTATCAGCGGAACTAATGCTTAATATTACCCGCATCCCTGCGCCTCGCGTCATGCTTGTCGATCCGCAGACAGGCGTTGTATCAGACCAATGGTTTCGGTTCCTTAACAATATCTATACTATTGTAGGATCTAACCAAGGTATTGTGCAGATTGTTAACGGCGGTACAGGTCTAGGCGCAGAGCCTGCTAACGGGCAACTATTGATAGGCGATGTAGCTAACGGGTACGTGCTTAATACTTTAACGCCTGCGTCAGGCATAGGCATTACTAACGCGCCTGGCGCAATCACTGTAGCCAACACTGGTGTGCTGTCTAACATTGCAGGCGCAGGTGTTAGCGTATCAGGCGCTACGGGTAACGTCACCATAGCCAACACGGGCGTGTTGTCGTTTAGCGCAGGCACGACAGGGCTGACACCTAGCACAACATCCACAGGCGCGGTTACGCTTGCAGGTACATTAGGTTTAGCTAACGGTGGCACTGCAGGCACCGACGCAGCCACAGCTAGGACTAACTTAGGCGTGACTGCAACAGGCGCAGACACAACCTATGCGTACAGGGCTAACAACTTATCTGATTTAGCCAATGCAGCTACAGCTAGAACTAACTTAGGGCTAGGTACAATAGCCGTTAAAAATACAGGCGCAACGGGTACTTTTACTACCGTTGATTTAAAAACAGTTACCGTCACTGATGGGATTATAACGAGCATAGTATGATAGAAAAACTATTTGCATTGTTTATGAAGCTATCTAGCCCACGCATACCAGTGCCGTTGGATAAGCAAGCGCACTTTAGTTCAGGCGCTATCTTGGCACTTGTAACGTACTTTGTTATTGGATACTGGGCATTACTGCTTGTAGCTATAGTAGCTGGCGCAAAAGAGTGGTATGATTATACGCATCCTAATCATACAGCAGATGTATGGGATTGGGTAGCCACGCTGTTAGGGGCTATTGTTACATTAGGAGTAATAAATGCTTGTTAACTTTTCCCCTTTAGCCGGTGCAGGCGCACAGTTCTTCGATAACAACGGAGTCCCTTTAGCTGGCGGTTTATTGTACACGTACTTTGCGGGTACGACTACGCCATTGCCTACGTACACCAGCTCATCAGGATCAACGGCTAACGAAAACCCAATCATCTTAGACTCAGCCGGCCGTGTACCGGAAGAAATATGGTTGCCTAATGGATACGCGACTAAGTTTGTGTTAAAGAACGCCGCTGACGTTCAGATTTGGTCTAAAGATAACATCCCCGCGTCACCTCAACCACCAATCGTTAACGATGCGTCTAGCATCACTTATGACTATGGCTACAGCGTAACAGCGGGTAGGTTTATTATTGGACAGACGTATCTAATTACCTCAATCGGTTCGACAAACTTTCAGTCAATTGGCGCTGTAAGTAATACCGTAGGGGTATATTTTATTGCCACGGGCGTAGGATCAGGTTCAGGCACTGCGGACTTTATTAGAACAGTTCAAACTAGATTACAAGATTATGTTAGTGTTGCAGATTTTGGTGCCGTTGGAGATGGCGTTAACGATGATACGATTGCTATTCAAGCGGCG